GAGAGCAACTATGCTCGAAGAGTATACTAGATTTGGTTGTATATAACCAAATCTAAAAAAGAAATAAGAAGAAAAATGACAAAAGCCATCGAGAGTGAACCTCTCGATGGTTTTTGTCTACAGTCTGAGACCAAATCATTGATTTGGTCTCTCATTTTTAGTTACTACGTTGTGCAATGATTATCTTCAAACCTTCAAAATCTCCAGTTGTTAACATACCAGCATCGAATTTATCGAGCCAAGACTTATCAATCTTGTCTTTATCTACAGCCTGTTTAATGTAATCACGTACAGTATTTTCAGTTGTTGAGTTAGTGAACTTCATAATATCATCATCCTTTTCGGTTAGTTTTTGTATTTCTATTGGTTTCATTGCTTCTTCAATCCGTTTCAAGAAACTATTCCAACGGTCTTCTGCCAATATTCGGTGAGGACAATACTTACTGTTCCAGTCCTGATGTTTCTTCACTCGCTCAATGCCCCAGCCATATTGCTTCAATAATTTTGCAATGTATTGAACAGCGTTTTCCTCTGCAACTCCATAACGAGCTCCACCACTCTTGCTGTAGCAAATCTCTACTCCAATAGAAATACGATTGCCTTTCTTGTGTGCGTCGGGATCTGTACTACCTCCACCATCACCACAATGCCAAGCGTTACGGTTAAATGGAATTGTTTGAATAACCTCTTTATCATCAACAGCAACATGGTAAGATACCTGATTGTTATTATTTATCATATAAGCAATTTCGTTAGTAGCTGGTGCATCATTTGCTGTGTTATGTACTGTGATATATTGAGGCACCATTATGTATGGCGCCTTGATAGAGTATTTGCTTGAAGGTAATAAGGTTTGTTTAAAAGTGTAAGCCATTACTGCTCACCTTCTTTTTTTGCCGCCTTTAACAAGTCAAATGTACCTGACGCTGTCAATCCTGCAATAAAACCAGCCATTAACATGACATACATTGGATATTCAGCTAACGGCCATAAAACCAAACCAATAAAAATACCAATCACTACTGATGTGATTGGCATGTATTGAGTATTTAGATTAAAAGTCTTTTTAAGTATCTCTGCAACCGCTAGAACAATTGCAACCATTCCGATTGCAATCATAAAAATATTTGTTAAATCCATATTAAATACCTCCGATTTTTAATTTTTAAGTAATGATTCGATTAATAAGTAGATTAATCCACCTGCAGTTAATAATTTTATAAATAGCTCAATTGCTGCATTAAACTTTTGTTTCTTAAATTCAATAGCATCTTTCCTTTCAGATGCATTTAATTCATATTCACGGATTTCTTTTGCTTCCTCTGCTTTATCACGACCCTCAATCAAAGACCATTGACGATCAGTAAGTTCTTTAAAGAGATTCCTAGTTTCCTGATTTTCTTTAAGGATTGTATTTTCTAGTTTCATAAAACTTTGTTCCATATTTTCAAGTCGTTTGTCTTTCTTGATGTCTTGTTTTTCTAAATGCTGTAACCTTTTTTCATGATCCGCTAGGCGGTGCTCTACTGTTGGTACGTGTTCCAATAACATCACGAATCCTTTGCCCTATTTAAAATAAAAAGCCATGAGAAGCATCGATATTCGGTACTGTGTACCGTTGCCTATCTCGATTGCTCTCATAGCATAATAAAAAGCACCCTTAGTTAAGGATGCCTTTCTTTAAATTAGTCTTGCATTTTTTCTAAACGTTTTATCAATCTCTTATAGTAAGCAATTGATTTCTCTTTATTTTGGTAATTCTCCATTATCCTCCAAATCTGATTGTTTATATCTTTTATTTCTTCACCAATTATATCTTTATCAATACCCAACATACCTTCACTTGCAGTTGTTAGTATATCTTGTCGTTTTTTTAGGTTAGATGCTTCCACCTTCAAGGCATCAAGTTCATTCTCTAATTCAATTTTGAATTGACGCTTTATATCCAATTCATTTGATAATACATTTTGATCGATATTGATTTCTACTGTCATTCAATAATCTCCTTTATAAATGCTTTCGACAAAAGGAAAGGATTTCCTTCTGAAAATGACAAAAAAATAACGCTAAGCTTCTGCTTGAGCCTCGAATTCTTGTTTAGTTATAGCTTTGTATTGTTCTGGTGTGATCTCACCAAACGGATTTGTATCAGTTTTCACTGCAATTCTTAATTGTTCAGCAGTCACCCACTTGAACATAAAAGCGATTTGCCAAAACTCCATCATTCGCCACCACCCTTCATTGTAATTACATCTAATTTTAGTTGGGTTAACTGTGAACCTAGATTATTAATCAGGAGGTCTTTTTGTATATTTTTCATTTTCTCTTGTGCTAGTTGTTCGCCTAATGACATGACTTGTTCTTCGCTAGTTGGTATTGAACCTACTTTTTCAAGTGGACCCCATGAGCCATCAGGTAATCTTCTACGTCTTTGCATTATTCAACCACCCCCATGATTAAATAGATTTTATTGTCAATATCTATGTTTGGTCTAGTTGTAGTTAATTTAAGAATGATATTGTCCTTTGGCTCTAGAGTTTCATGGTAATATTCATCCTCCACAATCCCATCAGTAACCGGTACTATTTTGTCTGGGTCTGCTTCAAGTAATACATATTGCTCCTGCTCG